GTGATCGAGCACCGAAAAGGTGCATCTATCTCGGACGCCGCTAAGGTCATCTTTGACGCAAAGGCACGCATCGCCGAGAAAATCCGAGGCACCGCAATAGACGTCGAAATCGTCCCTGCATGATCAAAGAACCGCAATCGAGGTTTGATGGCAAAATCTTTCACCACTACGTGGTCGAGCACGATGGCGTCAAACATAGCTGCAATACACTCATCTATGCATCGTACTTGGCTGAGAAGTTCGACGCCAAGATCTGGGATGTAGTACTTGAAAAACACATTGAGCCGTACATTGGCAGGTGCAGGCACTGCGAAAAGCGGAGAGACCTTCACCTCATCGACGGCAACCGAGGGTCATTCCCCGCCGAGGACGATACGTTCGGGTGCGAAAAATGTAACAGCGTGTACCGGATAGTCGATATACTAATGGAGACCGACGCATACAAATGATCTGGAAAAAACATCCGATCCTCGAACCTCCGACCGACGAGGAGATCGTCATGATGGAACCAGACGAACTGGTAAACATCCACTTGGTATTCCATGAGGCAATCGACAACGCCGAGCGTGATCCGTACAGGTTTGGGTTTCGGTTACCTCACTGCGAAAAAGCAGAGGAGCAGATGCCCGAGGTCACCGAGATCGTGGCGCTCGGCGGCAACAGGTCGGGGAAAACTCAGTGGGGTGCCTACACCATCGTTCGGGCGGCACTACTCAACCCCGGCTCAGAGATATTCTGTTTTGCCCAGACTGCCGAGGTCAGCATCCGGCAGCAACAGAGTGCCGTCTGGGACTGGTTGCCAGCAGAGATGCGGATGAAGCAGACGACCAGTGGCACCTACATCTCGTACACTAAGAAAAACGGATTCACCGACTCGTCGTTGATCCTTCCTAACGGGTCGCAGATCATTTTCAAGACCTACTCGCAGTACCAAAACAATCCGACCATCTTGGAAGGTGCCGAGCTTGGCAGCAGAGACCCCAAATGGCACAATATCGGCGTCTGGCTTGACGAGTACCTACTAGGACCAGAGTTGATCAATACGCTGAGGTTTCGTATTGCTACCCGTGATGCCAAATTAATTCTAACATTTACTCCCATCGACGGTTACACCGAGGTCATCAAAGAGTACCTCGACGGTGCAACAACCATCGAAAGCAAAGAGGCGGAACTACTCAATGGCGAGCTTGTGCCATACGTGCAACGCTCAAAGAAACGCAATGCCTCGGTGCACTACTTTCATTCTAAAGACAACCCGTTCGGTGGGTACGAACGCATCAAGGAGACCTTGATGGGTAGAGGACGAGAAGAGATTCTGATCCGTGCCTACGGGGTGCCAGTCAAATCGCACGCAACAAAGTTCCCTCGATTTAATAAAGAAATCAATGTCATCGATCCCGATAAAATTCCTAACAATAACATCACCCGTTATATGTGCTTGGATCCAGCAGGGTCCAAGTCGTGGTGGATGGTCTGGATAGCAGTGGATGCATCCGGTACGTTCTGGGTCTACCGTGAGTACCCCGGGGTCGATGTCGGCGACTGGGCGGAATGGAAGCATGGCAAGTGGATGCCGGGCGACGGTGCCAAAGGAAAGGGGTACGGCATCAGAGACTACATCGACATAATCAAAGATCTCGAAGGCGACGAGGAGATATTCGAGCGCCTGATCGACCCCCGCCTCGGTGCCGCAAAGTACCAGTCGTCCGACGGGTCGTCGTCGATCATCGAAGACCTCGCCGAGCACGGCATGGTTTTTATTCCGGCACCGGGGCTAGAGATCGAAGATGGGCTACAGGCACTCATCTCGAAAATGTCTTGGGATACATCGAAACCAATCGATGGCATCAACAGACCGCATTTTTACATATCGAACGAGTGCGAGAACACTATCCATGCACTCAGCGAGTACACTGGTGATGGTGGATTGAAAGAATCGTGGAAGGATCCCATTGATACGCTGAGATACTGTGCTATTGCTGGTATCGATCACGTTTCTGCATCAGAAATTAACGTAACAACATATGGAACAGGTGGATACTAAACAAAAACAAAAAGCAGAAAAAATCATCGATAGCGTCCTTAACAAAGATGTTATCACTGAGCCAGAGACATTCGTTGTGCGAGTGCTGCGCCTTGCACGAAATAAGAATTTTGTGTATGCAGACCTCAACGGTGCTTTGATCGAAGTTTTTCATCCGAGGTATCGTGAGAAATCTGTTGGTCGCACGATCACCGTTGTTAGATCAGAAGACGTCGCCGAGAACCGATACAAATTACTGAACCAATGAGTAGCATGCAGGATGAATTGTCTGAGGGAGAGGAACTGATCTACGCATCCGAGGAACCCGATATCGGGTCGTTGTCGAATGCATACAACACGACACTGGCGGACCTCGACAAGTATTTCGATACGTGCCTCCGGTCCTTTAATGAGCGTCGAAACATATGGGACGGGAAGACTCAAGACCTGCGAAAATCGGGATCGACGGCATTCCCGTGGCAGGGTGCGTCCGACCAAGAAGTAAACGTGGTCGGCGAGCGCATCAACACGTACATATCGATTTTTGATCAGGCGCTGCAACGGTCGCACATCAAAGCATTCCCAACGTCGATGGCATCGATGGCTCGCGCCGGGGTGGTTTCGTCGTTCTTAAAATGGATGAAGTCGTCGTACATCCCAGATTTCAAGAACCAGATGGAGCAAGGTGCAAACTACCTGCTAGAGAAGGGACTGATGATCACCTACGTCGGGTACAAACGCGAGTCACGCACGTACCTGCAACCGATGACGCTCGACGAGATTGCCCAGTCGGCACCGGACTTGATCGAGATCATCCTCGACGAGACCAACGACGACATCGTGATAAATGTGCTGCAACAGGCATTCCCCAAGCTCTCTGACAAGCGTGCGAAAAAGTGCGTAAAGGAATTGCGGACGACCGGAGAGACTCAGATCCCGGCACCCCGGCAGTCGGTAGATTGCCCAATCGCCTACGCATGTGCGCCCGACGGTGAGGTCATCTTCCCGTCATACGTATCGGACCCGCAACGCTCACCGTGGGTATTCTGGAGGTGCTTCCTGACGGCACAGGAACTCGAGAAAAAAGTGGCGAACGAGGGATGGGACGAGGACTGGGTTGACAACGCAATTGAGAATCTTCGCGGAAACGACTCGATGTACTACGACGGTCAGAAAATCAAACGGTCGTCGATATTGCCTGTTCTGGACGAGAACGAACTCGTCATGGTGGTTTACGCATACCAACGTCTAATCGACGAGGAAGACGGCTCAGAGGGCATCTACTGCACCGTTTTCCACCCCACCACAGACGGGTACGCCAAGCATGAATTGATGAATGGCATGGACGACTATCCATTCGTGGTTACCCGGCTCGCTCACGACCAGAAACGGATGTACGAGGTCGATTCATTCGCCGACATCCTGCGTGGTCCGCAGATGCAGATCAAGACCGAGCGCGACTCACGCATCGACCGAGCATCGCTCGCGACACTGCCGCCGATCATGCATCCCGCCGGGCGACCACCCAGCGACTGGGGACCGGGACGCCGGGTTCCGTATCGTCGCCTCGGGGAGATTGCATTCGGTCCGGTACCCCCGATGGACAACGGTTCGATGGAAATCGAATTGGCGATGAAGATTCAAGCCGACCGTGCCGTGGGTCTTGACCTCGACAATCCGCTCGCGACCATAAAACAACAATTTTACATTGGCAAATTCCTCGATCACGTAAGGGACGTGCTGACGATGGCATGGAAACTATACCAACGCCTCGGACCAGACGAAATTTTCTTCCAAGTCACTGGCAACCCCAACGGACAGATCATGTCCAAGGGGTCGCCCGACGAGAATTTCTCAATCGTTGTATCGTTCGACAGCCAGAGCAACGACCCCGAGGTCGCCGAGACCCAGTTGAGGAACATGGTCAGTCTGTTGCAATTCGACCGCAACGGTCGATTGGATACCGACAAACTGCTAGAGTTCTCGGCACAGGCAATCAACCCGATGTTTGCCGACTACGTGCTGCAACCTGCCGAGGAGGCACAACAGAAAGTTATGAAGGACGTGACCGACGACATCGCAAAAATCTATGCAGGCATCGAGATGCCTGCTCGCCCGAATGGTGCCCAGATCGCGATGCAAATGCTGCAAGCATACGTTCAACAACCGGACGTTGCCAACCGTGCGTCCTCGGACGAGGCGTTCGGTCAACGCCTCCAGAAGTACGCCGACCAATATCAATTCCAACTCACTCAAGCGCAAAACGCGCAGATCGGAAAAATAGGAACGGCACCGTCCGACATGGGCGGAATGCCGACGCAAAACATGCAACAATAATAATAATATAAAATAAAACCATGAAACAAGGCACCAAATCTAAAAAATGAGATGCGCCGCCGGATCCAAGAGCAGGCATTTGTGGCTGAGGTCCGAAAGCGGATATTCCACCTAGTTGACGAGTTCAACTTGAATGCGTACTTCCTGATAGGAGCACTTGAAATGATAGTTCACGAAATTAAAAACGACATCGATTTGTTCAGTGTCGAAGAAGAAGAAGATGATGATAACAACCGAGATACCTAAACCTACATTAGCCGATTCAATATCTACCTTGTCCGACCGTGACGAGTTCAAGGTCATTGTATCATTCATCCGAGATGAACGTGAAAGGTTCTTCACCGACCTTCGTCAAGCCACAGATTCCAACGAGGTGATGAAGATCACCGGAAGCATTTCTACACTGTCTGAAATGTTAGACTTACTCAGCGGAGACCCCGAGTGATAG